GGGGCAAGAATGTCTGGTTCGTCGGTATCCTCGACGAGAAGATCGACGACTTCAATCGGCGGGTTTTCCTGCCCCAGATCGACGGCTCCAAGACCGGCAACGAGCTGCCTGGCATCGTCGATGAAGTCATCGCGATGGCGGAGATCAGCCAGGACGGCAGCGATCCTTTCCGGGCCTTTGTCTGCCAGACCCTGAATCCATCTGGCTATCCCGCTAAGGATCGCAGTGGTCGTCTTGACCAAATTGAAGAGCCTCATCTTGGCCGGTTGATGGAGAAGATCAGCGGCCCCGTAAAACCGGCAAGCGAGCGCTTGGAGTTTGGCCGCCCAATTCCACCTGAAGCGGACACTCAGCCCGCTGCCACCACCCCCGCATCACAACAAGAAGAAGGAGCATCCTGATCATGACTGGATCTTGGAACGACTTTAACGACGCCGATTCACAAACATCGTATGACCTGATGCCGAAGGGCACCATCGTGCCTGTCCGCATGACCCTTAAGCCCGGCGGTTATGATGATCCATCTCAAGGGTGGACTGGCGGTTACGCCACACGCAACGAAACCTCTGGCTCGGTCTATCTCAATGCTGAGTTCATCATCACCGAGGGGCCGTTCGCCAAGCGCAAGGTCTGGAGCCTGATTGGCCTGCTGAGCCTTAAAGGCCCGGAATGGGGCAACATGGGTCGCTCGTTTGTACGCGGCGTTCTCAATTCGGCACGCGGCCTGTCCGACAAAGACAACTCGCCCCAAGCCCAGACGGCCCGGCGCATTCAGGGTTTTGCTGATCTCGACGGCATTGAGTTCCTGGCCAAGATTGATGTCGGCAAAGACGCCAATGGTGATCCAAAGAACGAGATCAAGTTTGCGATCACGCCCAACCAGAAGGATTGGGACGCCTATGTGCAATCCGGCGGATCGTGGAAACCCGGTGGTGGCTTAGTAACTGCAACCGGCCAAGCTCCGGCTCAAGCGACGGGGCAAGCTACATCAACCCAGCCAACCGCAACGCCGAACCGCCCTTCCTGGGCTCAGTAGGAGGCCCGTCCGATGTTACTTCGTCCTCGCCAAAAGACCTTTGTTGATCGCAGCATCAGTGCGCTCGATGCGCATGGAAATACTCTTGGTGTCGCGCCGACCGGTGCGGGAAAGACCATCATGCTTTCCGGTGTGGTGGGTCGGATGCTGGAGGCCAACGACGCCAAAGCTGCTGTCCTTGCCCATCGCGAAGAACTGACGGCACAGAACGTGCTGAAGTTCGCCAAGGTCAATCCGAAGATCAGCACCTCAATCTTTGATGCTCGCTCAAAGTCATGGCGGGGGCGGACCACTTTCGCCATGGTGCCGACACTAGCTCGAGCAACCAATCTCGACGCCATGCCAGCGCTGGATCTTTTGGTCATTGATGAGGCGCACCATGTGGCTGCCGACAGCTATCGGCGGATCATTGATCGAGCGCGCGATCGCAATCCTGACATTTGCGTCTTTGGCGTCACGGCCACGCCCAACCGGGGTGACAAAAAAGGCCTGCGTCCGGTTTTCTCGAACGTGTCTGACCAGATCTCCATTGGTGAGCTGATTGCTTCTGGCCATTTGGTCCCACCACGCACCTTTGTGATCGACGTCGGCACCCAGGACGCTCTCAACAGCGTGCGCAAAACTGTCGACGACTTCGATATGCAGGCGGTCGATGCCATTATGAACCAAACGCCGATTACCGAGGCGGTAATCCGCCATTGGAAAGAAAAGGCCGGAGATCGGCAAACGGTGGTGTTTTGCTCCACGGTTGACCATGCCCGCAATGTCAAAGAGGCACTCATCGCCGACGGCATCAACGCTGACATGATCTATGGAGACATGGGAACTGCTGACCGACGCAATGTTCTTCGCGCCTTTGAGAAAGGTAACGTTCAGGTCATCGTTAACGTGGCTGTGCTCACGGAAGGCTGGGATCACCAACCAACCAGCTGCGTCGTCCTGCTCCGCCCGTCTTCTTACAAATCAACCATGATTCAGATGGTCGGGCGTGGTTTGCGCACGGTCGATCCAAACGCGTTTCCAGGCATTTTGAAGACCGACTGCATCGTCTTGGACTTTGGCACATCGACCTTGTTGCACGGGTGTCTGGAGCAAGATGTTAATCTTGATGGCAAGACCGGTACGGGAGAAGCACCTACGAAGGATTGCCCGGAGTGTGGAGCCATCGTTCCCCTCGCTGTCCGCGAATGCCCCCTCTGCGGCCATGTCTGGGAGATAGTAAGTGCGGGCCAGACCGATGACACGCCGCTCACCGATTTTGTCATGTCGGAGATTGATCTTCTCAAACGGTCCAGTTTTCGTTGGTGCGATCTGTTTGGAGATGATGCGGCGCTGGTTGCCAACGGGTTCAACGCCTGGGGTGGCATTTTCTTTCTGCACGGTCGTTGGCACGCCGTCGGCGGGCGTAAAGGCAACCCATCCAGACTGCTTGCCGTCGGCGAACGAACAGTGTGTCTGGCCGCGTCGGACGATTGGCTCAATGAAAACGAAACGGACGAAAGCGCGCACAAGACCCAATCCTGGCTGAACCAGTCCGCGACCGACAAACAGCTCCGATATCTCCCCCCTGAATACCGTCAGGATTACGGACTGAACCGCTATCAGGCATCGGCGCTCCTCACCTTCAAGTTCAACAAAAGCGTAATTACCCGCCTGGTGACGGCGGCATCAACAGATGCTCGGAGGGCGGCATGATCCATGGTGCACTTATCCGAAACTGCGGCCTCACGTCTTCGTCTCTGGCATCCACGCGGCAAGCTTTGTGGTGTTTGCAGGCGACCAACTCGTGGCTTTGGCTGGTTGGACCGTCACGCCACAAAACGCTCACGGCGAACCGTGTGGTTTTGCTCCATGGCATGTCAGGGCTTCTGGTCGCGCTTGGCGAAGGAGCGCGTGGGCATGGTTGACCTGACCGAGCAAGAACAAGCCGCGATCCGCGCCACCATCAAGCTGATGGCAGAGATCATGGAAGAGATCGGCTGGGAGACCCGGTTGATTGAGCTTTCCGAACACAATGTTTTGACCCTGATTGAAGTCGCTGTTGGCGGCTTCCAGGACGCCATGTTGGCCACGGCCAAGGGCGATGACACGGAGATCCCCTTCTGATGTTGGATTTTAATCATTCAGCCAGCGTCGCCGAACAGCTTAACGCTCTAATCGACGAAGCCTTGGTTGCAGAAAATTTATCACACCCGTCACGCGACTACCTTGGTGGTTCGCGTCTGGGTGTGGGTTGCGAAAGAGCGCTTCAGTTTGAATACGCAAATGCCCCAAAAGATGATGGCGCTGACTTTAATGGTCAGACCTTGCGGATCTTCGCTGCTGGTCATCTTTTTGAAGACCTGGCCATAGACTGGCTGCGCAAAGCGGGCTTCGATCTCTATACCACCAAGGGCAACCGCTCGGGTGGTGAGCAGTTCGGGTTTTCAGTCGCGGGCGGACGCATTCGCGGCCATGTGGATGGCATCATCAATGGCGGCCCGCTGCTACCAGGCTTTCCAGCGCTTTGGGAATGCAAATCCATGAACGCCCGATCCTGGAAAGACACGGTCAAACGCGGGTTGGCAATTTCTAAACCCGTGTACGCCGCCCAGATCGCCACCTATCAGGCCTACATGGAAGCATCTGTTCCTGGTATCTCATCGAACCCCGCGCTGTTCACAGCCATAAACAAAGACACGGCAGAACTCTATCACGAGCTTGTGCCCTTCGATGGCGCGTTGGCGCAAACGTCCAGCGACAAGGCCGTGCGCATTCTTCAGGCAACCGATGCGGGCGAACTTCTGCCTCGCATAGCGCAGTCGGCGGATTTCTTTGAATGCAAGTTTTGCTCTTGGTCAGACCGCTGCTGGGGGACTGAGCATGTCTGAAATCTTAACAGATGGGGACGACAACGTTATCAACTTTGATCGTTGGCGTGACTTCAATGACGCCGAACCTCAAAACCCGGACGATTACCGAACGCGGGATTTCTCCGAGACCACGGAGGATATCAAGACCCGGATGCTATTTAACATTCGAGGTGTGCTGTCTTATCTGCTTCCGGGCGGCGTCTACCAAGGCGGCAAGTTTGTCGCGGGCGATGTTCGTGGAAATCGCGGCGATAGCCTTTCCGTTGAACTCAACGGACAAAAAGCCGGAATGTGGCATGACTTTGCCACTGGTGAAGGTGGTGACATTATCAGTCTGTGGGCTGCGGTCAGTGGTCACGACACGCGCACCGATTTCCCCATCATCATGGAAGACATTCGCGGTTGGCTCGATGGCTATACCCGAACGTTCCATGATGACCGCATCGCCAAAACCAAATCTCCACCCATGGATGAGCTGGGTCCGGTGACCGCCAAGTGGGACTACCATGACGAAGACGGCAAGCTGATCGCCAACGTCTATCGTTATGATCCTCCTACAGGAAAACAGTTCCGCCCTTGGGATGTTCTCAGCCGAAAGACCAAAGCCCCTGATCCGCGTCCTCTGTTTAATCGACCAGGTATCAAGAGTTCAGATGACGTCATTTTGGTAGAAGGCGAAAAATGCGCTGAGGCCCTGATCGCGCAAGGTCTCTGCGCCACCACCGCCATGAACGGGGCCAAGGCGCCTGTCGATAAAACCGACTGGTCTCCGCTCAAAGGAAAGCGCGTGCTGATCTGGCCGGACAAGGATGGTCCCGGTTGGCAATACGCCATGGCTGCATCGAAGGCTGTTTTGGCCACGGGCGCTCTGGCGGCGTCCATTTTGCTCCCTCCTGATGACAAGCCCGACAAATGGGATGCCGCCGACGCGGTTGCTGAGGGCGTAGATGTGGCCGAGTTCATCGCAACTACTGAGCGCCAGTCCATTCGTGCTGAAAAGACAAATCTCAACCTCCTGGATTGGCAGGCGACCCGGTATTCCGGCGAAGCCCCGGAGCAGCATTTTCTGGTGGAGGGTGCGTTCCCCATGGGCGTCGTCTCAATCCTCGCCGCCATGGGTGATACCGGAAAAGGCATGATGACCCTGGACTTAGCGTTGTCAGTGGCAACCGGCGAGCCGCGCTCTGTGTCTGTCAGTCCAGAGCCCATGGCCTTCGGCGGCCCAGTGAGGGAGTTTGGCACAGCGGTTATTTTCACCGCCGAGGACGACCTGGGCGAGGTTCACAGGCGACTGCAGCGACTGGATCCGAACGAGCTTCGTCTCAAGGTCCCTGAGCGTTTGATTGTCGTTCCTTTGCCCAATGCGGGAGGGCCAATCCCTCTGGTGGTGTCCGGTAAGGACGGCCCTGAGATCACACCCCAGTTCAAATTACTGCGAGATCAAATCCTGCGGCTTCGTAATCTCAAACTGGTGGTGTTCGATCCATTGGCATCGTTCATCCATGCCGATGTCACGTCCGACCCGGCTGCGGGCAGTTTTGCGACCGGCTTGTTGGCAAGCCTCGCCACAGAGACGGGCGCTGCCATCATCGTTGCCCACCACATGCGCAAGCCACAGGGCAACCGACCCATCGCTTCCGTCGAACAGGCGCGCGACGCGGTGCGTGGCACCAGTGCAATTGTTGATGGGGTGCGCATGGTCTATGCGCTCTGGCCGTCACCTGACGAGCATCAGGCATCCGTGTTCAAAACAATGGATGAGCCGTTCGTTCGAAACGCTGTCTATCAAGGCGCTGTGGTCAAGGCCAATGGCCCAGCCGACCGAACCATTCGCACTTTTTTACGCGCGCCGACGGGTCTTCTCATGGACGTCACGGCGTCACTGAAAGCGCGCCGCCGGCCAGAACAGGATTTGATGGATGCGCTGGTCTCAGCGATTGCCCGCGCGGCTGAAAGCGGACACCCCTACACCCACACCGGCGGAACGGGACTCTATCAGCAGCGCCATCGCCTGCCGATGGAGTTTCGTGAGATGGGTCGCAAGCGGATCCAGGACATGGCTCAGGAGCTCCTCAACGACGGCGTTCTGGTCAAAGGCATGGCCTCTGGCTCGAAGGAAGACAAGTGGCTGGATGTCCCGTGCGGGCCATTTTCACGGGGTGTGGGTGAGTTCATTCTCGGTGCTGACGAGGGAGAAGATTGATGTCTCAATTTGCTCCGTTGCCAAGCGTTACCAGCCGTTGCCAAACGAATTTTGGAAACGTGTTTCCGTTGCCAATTACCACGTTGCCAGTTGGTTACCAAAAGTTTTTGGCAACGGGATTTTCTCTGCAAGGCACTGAAACCAATCATGAAATTTGCCTCACCTCCGTTGCTAATCCGCTCCGTTGCCAACCAGCAAATTATTCAATGATTTCAAAGATTTCCACGTTTCCACCTCCCCCTAAAGGGGGAGGAGTGTTTTTGGTAACACACACTCCTCCCACCAGAGACCGATGGGCCATTACCAACCCGTTGCCAAAACCAATCCACCAGCAAACGTATTTCCATGGAGACTCGATATGACCCAAACCACTTCGAAAACAATTCACGCCGATCAGGCCCAGGGGCCACTCGTCATGCTTTCACTGGATCTCGGCACCAAGACCGGTTGGGCGGTCCGCCTTTCCGACCGGACCGTCACCAGTGGCATAACCGAGTTCAAGAACGATCGCTGGCAAGGCGGCGGTATGCGCTTCCTGCGGTTCAAGCAATGGCTCACAGAAATCAAACAGATGGCTGGTGGTCTGGACGTCGTTTTCTTCGAGGAAGTCCGGCATCATGCCGGTGTCGATGCTGCCCACGCCTATGGCGGTTTTCTGGCTCACGTCACCGCCTGGTGTGAACACCACGAAATCCCTTACGAGGCTGTGCCGGTCGGCACCATCAAACGCCACGCAACCGGCAAAGGGAACGCGAACAAGGATGCGGTAATCGCCGCTGTTCGGAAGCTCGGGTTTGATCCGGCGGATGACAACGAGGCGGATGCTCTTGCGATCCTGGACTGGGCCATGGCCCATCGTGACGGAAGGACAGGCCAATGAACGGCGAAATGATGCTCAAACAAGCTGCTGCCGTTGTCGGCAATCGCAGGGAGACTTACGGCGATCCGATGGCATCCATGACAGCTATCGCCAAACGCTGGTCGATTACGCTGGGCCAGCCCATCACGCCGTCGCAGGTGGCGTTGTGCCTGATTGATCTAAAGCTGGCACGGCTGGCCCACGCTCCCCAACATCTCGATAGCATGATCGACATTGCGGGTTACGCCGCTGTGCTCAAGGAGGTCAGCTGATGAGATGGCATCCACCGGGGTTTGGCGGCGAACGTCGCAGTTCTGAGCAAATCAAAAAGGATGGTTGGCTTGAGCGCGGACTTATGGCCGTGTCGATTGAAGACCAACGCCTGACCTGGCCAGAACGTGAACTGGTCCGACAGATTGGCGAAAAGCTTTATGGCAAACGAACGAATGACAAGGAGACGAGACATGGCTGAATGGACAACACACGAGGTTGAAACGCGTTTGGTGGAGGCTGCCGATGTGCTCAAGCGCCTTCCTGAGCAGAAGGTGCGAGGCTACTTCAACGTCTGGCCAGAGATGGTTTATGACTTCGCAGACAAGGTTGGTCAGGCAGCTGACCCCATGCGTCGTCCGCCGCCTTCGGCAAGCTCCATCACCCGCATGGAAGAAACCCTTGAGTGGCTTCAGATGCTCGATGGCGAAGATGCCAAGATGGTCTGGGCGCGTGCTGATGGCATGCGGTGGAAGCCCATCTGCTGGCGCTTTGGCATCAGCCGGGCAACGGCGGCACGGCGCTGGGAATTCTCCCTCAGCGTCATCACCTTGAAGCTCAATGGCATGCCCGTGCAGATGAAGCGAGCTCGCGAGCGGGTCATCAATCGCGCTCGGAAGCTGTCAATGCAAATCGCAAACTGAGACGCTTTCTCGTGAGACACCGCAAGGCGAGACAGATGCGCTCGATTTGGGGTAGTTTCAGACCATGCTCGCGAGAGGCGCGCGCGGCAACGTCCGCAGCTCTTTTGCAGCCGCCCCTAAACCTTTGATAAGTTGGTTCCTTCCTGGCCGATATCCTATGCGGGAGGCGTCAGCGCGGGATTTCGCTAGCGACAGAGCCAAAAACTAACTTGACGACAGCTTGACAGACCGAACGGCAGCCCAGAGTTCCTGCGGCTTTGCAGGGTCAATCTGTCAAGCACATCCAATTGTTCACCCAATTTCATCTGATTGACAAAATGAACCTTAAAATCGAAACCATGCCGGTGGATCGGTTGATCCCCTATGCGCGCAACGCCCGCACACATGCGGAAACCCAAGTCGCACAGATCGCAGGATCCATCGCTGAGTTCGGGTTCGTCAATCCGATCCTGGTTGGTGATGATGATGTCATTATCGCCGGTCACGGGCGTTTGATGGCGGCGCGCAAACTTGGCCTCAACGAGGTGCCCGTCATTCGGATTGATGGTCTTAGCGAGACGCAGCGCCGCGCACTCATCATTGCCGACAACAAAATAGCGGAAAATGCAGGATGGGATGAGGAGCTATTGCGTCTCGAGATCGCTGATCTCAAGGCCCAGGATTTTGACCTGGACCTGACCGGGTTTGATCTATCTGAGATCGACCAGTTGCTGCAAAATACAGGCAATCAAGTCCCCGACGGGTTTACGGGTGATGACGAAATTCCAGAAGCACCGGCCAACCCCGTTTCCAAGGCGGGTGATCTCTGGGTGCTTGGAACTCATCGGCTACTCTGTGGCGACAGTACCAGCGCGGATGATGTGAAGCGCTTGATGAATGGCGAACGGGCCATCTTGTTTGCTACTGATCCGCCATACCTGGTTGATTATGATGGCACCAATCATCCGCAGAACAGTGCCCGCAAAGCCAAAGTCGCCAAAGGTGATACCGGCGGGACTGATGGCAACAAAGATTGGTCCGCCAGCTACGGCGTGACCTGGGATGATTCATCCCAAGGCCCGGATCTTTATCGCGGATTTATCAAGGCTGCTATTGCCGAAGCCATCGAGCCGAACGCTGCTTGGTACTGCTGGCATGCGTCACGCCGCCAGGCCATGCTGGAAGAGGTTTGGACGGAGATGGGCGCGTTTCAGCACCAACAGATTATCTGGAATAAGGAAAAGGGTGTCCTCACCCGGTCCCGGTATCTTTGGAAGCATGAGCCCTGCCTGATGGGCTGGATCAAAGGCAATATGCCGCCGAAAGCGGATGGGGCTCAGTTCCTCTCCTCTGTCTGGGATATCCATGGACTTTCCGGCGAGGAACGTCCCGACCATCCGACGCCTAAACCGCTCGATTGTTTTGCCATTCCCATGCGCCAGCATGCGGAACCTGGCGGGCTATGCTATGAACCATTTTCAGGGTCTGGCTCCCAGATCATGGCAGGAGAATCCGTCGGAAGACGGGTTTATGCGCTGGAGATTAGCCCCGTCTATGTGGATGTGGCTGTTGAGCGCTGGCAGAATGCCACCGGCAAATCGGCGGCCCTTGATAAGGACGGACGCACATTCGATGAGATTAAAAATGAAAGGATGGCCGCATGAGGCAATCAAGACGTATGTCCCTGCTGGAGTCCTTAACCAATGTAGCGATCGGCTATGGCGTCGCGGTGGCAACACAGATCGCTGTTTTTCCGCTGTTTGGGCTGGAAGTCTCTCTGTCTGACAACCTGGCTATTGGCGGCCTATTCACCCTGGTGAGTATCGCCCGATCCTATGCAGTCAGGCGGTTGTTTGAGGCAATTCGCGTCCAGGCATCAGGATTTTGATGCGGAGGCCTATTCAGTCGAAGTTATATTTGAATTAATGTTATCTTCGTGTTACTTTGTTTTTGAATAAAGTAATAGGAAGATATCGTTATGCCTACGCCGCATCGTCCGCCACCGTCAGCCAGGCGCGCCCTCAAAAAGCTGGGGGAAGACATTCGTGACGCGCGTTTACGCAGAAAACTGCCCATGGAAATTGTGGCGGAACGCGCTGCGACGTCCAGGCCAACGATCTCGCGTATTGAAAAAGGTGACCCGTCGGTCAGCATCGGCATCATCGCAGCTGTGTTGCAGGCATTAAACCTGTTGGAGCGTCTCGCTGACGTCGCTGATGCGACGCATGATGATGTTGGGCAAAACATCGCGAAAGAAGATCTGCCGCAACGCGCTTACATAACGCGCAGCCGGAAAGGTCAGTCATGATGTCGGACGTGGAGATATTCTTGGATTGGCAAGGAAATTGCCGCCGCATTGGACTGATGCGTCGACATGCTAGTCGAGCCAGGCAGTCGGTTACATTCGAATATGATCAGCAATGGATCAAAGACGCCGATAGTTTTTCGATCGATCCTTCATTACCGGTTGGTCCTGGCACGTTCCGGCCACCAGCCAACCAAGAAATGTTTGGCACGCTTGGAGATTCGGCTCCGGATACTTGGGGCCGCACCTTGATGCGCAGGAGGGAGCGCCGCTCAGCAGATCGTGAAGGCAGAGCGATTCGCACCCTTCATGAAGCCGATTTTCTGCTTGGTGTTTCTGACGAAACCAGACTGGGCGCATTGCGGTTTCGCTGGCAAGGGGATGATGTATTCCAGGCGCCGCAAGAAGTTGGTGTCCCGGGGACGGTGGCTTTGGGAAAGTTGCTCGGCGCATCTGAGCGCATTCTGCGCGGTGAAGAAAGCGACGAGGATCTGTTACTGATTTTTGCGCCGGGCTCATCACTCGGTGGCGCGCGTCCCAAGGCATCTGTCATTGATCAACATGGTTGTTTGTCCATCGCAAAATTTCCGAAGGAGACGGATGATTATTCCCTGGAGCGCTGGGAGGCTATTGCATTGGATTTAGCCGATGCAGCGGGCATTCGAACGGCTCGCCATGATATTGTTGAAAACGATGGGCGCCCGATATTCTTGTCACGCCGGTTCGACCGCGATGGCCAGCAGCGAATTCCGTTCTTGTCGGCCATGTCGATGACCGAGCACAGAGATGGTGATCGAGGCAGTTATTTGGAAATCGTAGATGCTCTGACCCAACATGGTGCGAGCGCAATCGCTGACCGAACAGAGCTCTACAAACGTGTGGTGTTTTCCATTCTCGTCTCAAACACCGACGACCACCTGCGGAACCATGGATTTTTGTGGCTCGGACAACGTGGGTGGACCTTGTCTCCGGCTTACGACATCAACCCGACCCCGCAGGATGTGAAGCCTCGGATACTGGCCACCAATATTGATTTTGACGACGGAACTTGCTCGATTGAACTGCTTCGATCCGTGGCGGAGGAATATGCGCTTAAGGCAAAGGACGCGGATAATCTGATCCGCGATGTTGCGGATGTTACAAGAGGCTGGCGTGAGGTCGCACGGCGTCGCGGCGCGAAAGAAGCTGAAATCCAACGGATGGAAAGCGCGTTTGAGCACGAAGATTTGGAAACCGCATTGTCGCTCTGACAAAAACAGAAACGCCGCCTCGGTGTTTCGGGCGACGTTTGTATGATCCTTTACCTTTAAGGGTTTTGACTTTCTGCATTCGGAACAACGGAGATTCCAATGCGCGGGCCGCAAGGCTGCGGGGTTTAGATAACGGTTTTCGTTTCATGGTTCCTTCCTCGTTTTGATGGGCGCGGACTATAGGCGACAGTCGACGCTCCTGTCGACAATTCAATAATCAAGGGCGGCCCGAACATGGGAACGTATGACGCAAATGCTTGTCAGTCAGGCCGAATACGCGCGCCAGCGTGGGGTCTCGCGCCAATACGTGGGCCAAATGGTGGCCAAGGGCGTGATCACATTGCAGGATCGCAAAGTCGATCCGGCGCAAGCCGATGCTGCCCTCGCAGCCGTTCGCGAACCCGCCCGGCCAGCGAGGAGAGCTGAACCGCAGACCGCACCTATTATCAAGTCCACGGCTCAGGCAATTGACTTTCCTGTCTCATCGCCGGTCGGCGGTGACCTTCCGACCTTGTTGCTTAAGACACGGATTAAGAGCGAGGTGGAAAAAGCCAAGCTCCTTGAGATTAAGGCCCGAGTTGAAGCTGGCAAATATGTGGACGCCGATGAAGTTAAAGTTGCCGCTTTCAACCAGGCACGGGTTGTTCGCGATGGCCTGCTGAATATCCCGGAGAGATTGTCAGCGGTTCTGGCAGCTGAAAGCGATGCGACCCGCGTGCACACGCTGCTTTACACGGAGATCCGAGCCGCGCTCGAGGAACTAGCGGATGCTTCCTGACGCCAACAAAATATACAACAAAGCATTTGCTCGCGGACTGCGGCCAGACCCATTGCTGAAGGTGTCGGAATGGGCGGATCAACATCGAAGGTTATCCGGCAAAGGTGCTTCAGAACCTGGGCCATGGCGAACATCGCGCACGCCCTATCTGCGCGAGATTATGGATTGTCTGTCCCCTTCGTCGCCATACGAGCGGGTGGTGTTTATGAAGGGCGCGCAGATTGGCGCGACTGAATGCGGAAATAACTGGATTGGCTATGTCATCCACCATGCACCCGGCCCCATGTTGGCAGTGCTGCCCACCGTGGAGATGGCCAAACGGAACTCGCGACAACGCATTGATCCGCTTATTGAAGAAAGTGAGGTGCTCTCAAGCCTTGTTAAACCAGCGCGCGCCAGAGATTCCGGCAACACGGTCCTGACCAAATCGTTCCAGGGCGGCTTGTTGGCGATGACGGGTGCCAACTCGGCGGTGGGGCTACGCTCCATGCCGGTGCGCTATCTGTTTCTCGATGAGGTCGACGGATACCCAGGAGACATCGATGGTGAAGGAGATCCCGTCGCGCTGGCTGAGGCCCGCACACGAACTTTTGCGCGGCGGAAGGTCTTTATTGTTTCGACACCAACTGTCAAAGGCGTGTCGCGGATCGAGCGGGAGTTCGAAGCTTCAGACCAACGGCGATACTTCGTGCCTTGCCCCCATTGCGGCCATTTCCAATGGCTGGAGTTTGAGCGGTTGCGTTGGGAAAAAGGGCAACCGGGAACGGCCCATTATCTCTGCGAAGACTGCGATGGGACTATTCATGAGCATCATAAGACGCGAATGTTGGAGCAAGGAGAATGGCGCTCAACGGTCAAGTCCGACAAAGGCAATGAGAAAACTGCAGGGTTTCACATCTCCAGCCTTTATAGCCCCATCGGTTGGCGAAGCTGGGCTGAGATCGCAACGGCCTGGGAAATGGCCCAAGGCAACGACGCAGCGGTTAAATCCGTGAAGAACACCGACCTCGGCGAGACCTGGGTCGAAACTGGAGAAGCGCCCGATTGGCAGCGGCTTTATGATCAGAGAGAATCTGGTCCCGCTGGCATTGTTTCTTCGAAAGGTTTGTTTCTGACGGCTGGCGTCGACGTTCAAAAGGATCGGTTGGAGGTTGATGTCTGGGCCTGGGGCCGTGGACTGGAAAGCTGGCTCGTTGATCACATCGTTATCGATGGCGGTCCGCAAAGACCGGAAGCCTGGTTGGAGCTGGCTGGCCTGTTGGATCAAACCTGGGCCCACGAAGGTGGGGCGCATTTGCGTATTGCCAAGATGGCCATCGATACCGGTTACGAGGCACCGGCGGTTTATGCGTGGGCGCGTAAGGCCGGATTTGGACAAGTCGCCCCCATCAAGGGTGCCGAGGGGTTCAATCGGTCCAGCCCGGTGTCCGGGCCAACCCTTGTAGATGCGACCGACGGCGGCAAGAAACTCCGTCGTGGCGCGCGCCTCTGGACGGTTGCAGTCTCCACCTTCAAGTCTGAGACCTACCGGTTTCTGAGGGCTGAACGCCCAACGGACGAAGAACGTGCCGAAGGTGCCGACTATCTACCAGGCACCGTTCATTTGCCAAAATGGGTGGATGCCGAATGGCTCAAGCAGTTGGTTGCCGAGCAGCTTATTACAGTCAAAAACAAGCGTGGGTTCACCCGCCTCGAATGGCAAAAGCTGCGAGAACGGAATGAAGCTTTGGATTGCCGGGTTTATGCCCGCGCTGCAGCTTGGATCGTCGGCATTGATCGCTGGCCTGAGGCCCGCTGGCGTGATCTTGAAGAGCAGCTGCACCTGGCACCGGAAACCTTGAACACGGAATTGGCGACGGCTCCTCAAGCCGGGCGTGTCAAACGCACCAAACCTGTAGAGCGACGGGTGATCTCCAGCGGCTACATGACGAGATAGAGGCTCCATTGGCAACGATAGAAGAAATTACAGTGCAGCTGGATGCTCTGCGAGCCCAGCGTGCCAGTGGCGTCGCGCGGGTCAGTTATGACGGAAAGACAGTCGAATACCGAGGCGATAACGAGATTGTCGCGGCTATTCGCGCGCTGGAGAACGAGCGGAAACAGCTCTCTGGCGAAAGACAAATTCGACAAATTCGCGTCACGACTTCCAAGGGATATTGAGATGGCATTTTGGCAACGATTTGGCTGGGGTAAGGCAAAGACAGCCCGAGCCCAGGCCTTTGAAGGTGCCCGGATGGCCCGTCGATTGTCATCTTGGCGCGTTGGCAGCGAGGGGATTAATGCAGCCATTCGCCAAGGGGGTGATGTGTTACGTGCCCGGTCGCGAGATCTGGTACGCAACAACCCTTACGCCAACAATGCGACTACAAGCTTTGCGGCTCACGCCATTGGTGCGGGCATCAAGCCATCAAGCTTGATCGAAGATGCTGCGTTGAAAGATAAGGTTCAGCGGCTATGGCTTGCTTGGACAGATGAGGCCGATGCTGATGGCCTGACGGATTTTTATGGTCTGCAGTCCATTGCTGCTCGAGCCGTGTTTGAAGCGGGCGAGTGTTTCATTCGCCTACGGCCCCGCAGGTCCAGTGACGGATTGGTCGTCCCGTTGCAGCTGCAAATGCTGCCGTCAGAGCAATTGCCTTATGCCCATTCGGAGACACTGCCCAACGGCAACGAAGTCGTCTTCGGTATTGAGTTCGATCGCTTAGGGCGTCGGGTTGCCTATCACTTTTTGAGGCAACCGCCTGGCGACGTTCGTCAACACACGGATCACTCTCGGGTGCGTGTCCCGGCCAATCAGGTACTTCATATTTTCAATCCCGTGGCCGAGGGACAGATCCGGGGTGTTCCGTGGTTGACGCCCGCCATGACGAGGCTCTGGTTATTGGAGCAATATGACGATGCGGAACTGGACCGCAAAAAGGTCGCTGCCATGTTTGCGGCGTTCGTCACCAAACCTTATCCCGAAGAGATCATGGGAGAAGAGGCCGCGCCAAAAGACCAAGATCACGCATCATTGGTGGGATTGGAGCCGGGTACTTTGCAGATGTTGCTTCCCGGCGAAGACATCAAATTCTCCGATCCGGCCGACGTGGGTGGATCCTACGAGGCGTTTCAGTACCGGACTTTGCTGGCCTGCTGTTCAGCCATGGGTGTGCCCTATACCAATGTGACGGGGGATCTCCGACAGGCCAACTATTCCAGCCTGCGCGAAGGCAAGCTTGAGTTCCGACGACGCATGGAACAGTTCCAGCACAATGTGATGATCTTTCAGATGTGCCGCCCGGTATGGCGACGCTGGATGGAAGACGCTGTGTTGTCTGGCGCGCTTGGCATAAATGATTTTGCGATGATGCCAGGGAGATACCTCCCTGCAAAATGGATCCCGCCCAAATGGGATTGGGTCGATCCCCTTAAAGATCGCAAGGCTGAGATTGAAGCGATCAATGCCGGGCTTAAATCCCGCTCAGACGTCATCGAAAGCGAAGGCTTTGATGCCGAAGAAGTGGACCGGCGCATTGCTGCAGATCAGGCACGACAAGAAGCGCTCGGGCTTAGGTTTGAGAAAGACGACGCATCATCTTCGGATGTGACCGAAGACGACCAAACCCAAAGTACCCGCGAGCAGAACGTTTCTGCCGCCTAAAAGGACATCCCCATGAAATCCTGGTTTACAGCGCGCGCCAAAAATGGTGTCGCGGAGCTCTCTATTTATGATGAGATTGGTGCCTACGGCGTACCGGCAAAAGCTTTTATCGATGAGATGAAGGCTTTAGGCGACGTCGCGGATTTAACGCTCAGGCTCAACAGCCCGGGGGGGTCTGTGTTTGACGGCATCGCCATCTACAATGCGCTTAAACGCCATCCGGCAAAGATCACCATCACAGTGGATGGCCTGGCTGCTTCCATTGCCTCTGTCATTTTGTGCGCGGGTGACGATGTCGTCATGCCGAGAAACGCGATGATCATGGTTCATGACCCGTCCGCTGTGGTTATGGGAAACGCAGGCGATATGCGCTCCATGGCCGAGGCCCTGGACAAGATGCGCGATGGTCTGGCGAGCGCCTATCAGGACAAGACGGGGCGCACACCATCAGAGATCATCCACTGGATGGCTGAAGAAACCTGGTTCGATGCTGCAGAAGCCTTGGATGCTGGGTTTGCTGATCGGCTCGAAGATCCGGTCTCCATGGCCGCAACCTTTGATCTTTCCAATTTCACCCGGGTGCCGCCCGCGCTGGCGTCGCTCGTAACCGCTGCTTCCCCTGAGACTAAGGAGACAAACATGACCGATAAACCCACCCCTGATCCAATTGCCACTGATGCGGAAGCCAAACCGAGCGAAGACGCACCCGCCGAAGCGCCTGTAGAAGACAACGTCGTCGATTTAGATCAGGTTCGCGCGCAGGAACGCACAGCGACTTTGGCGTACGTGAACGAAGTCAACCAGCTCTGCGCCCTCGCAGGGTCGCCCGAGATGGCCACGGCGTTTATCGCCAAAGCGACCGCCACGGATCAAGTGCGCACAGCACTTTTGCAAGTTCGCGCCGAAACTGATGAAGCCTCAGCCGTGAGCGCCCTGCGTCACAGCCAAGCTCAGGCTCCATCAGAGCCCATCATCGACACCGCTGCGATCTATGCGGCGCGCAACAAAACCGCCAATTAAGGAGTAACCCATGCCTGTCATGACCGAAGGCCAGCACACTGGCGAATTCATCGTTTCTGAAGGAAACGGATCCATCAGTCGCGAGACCGTAACAATCCTGAATGGCCGCACCTTGGAGCCGGGAACGGTTCTTGGCCGTGTCACCACATCCGGCAAGTACCGCGAGATTGATCCGGTCGCCACCTCTGGCGCCGAAGTGGCCGTAGCCGTTTTGTTTGATGCGGTCGATGCCTCCGGTGGTGATGCCCCAGGGGTTGTCATCACGCGTTTTGCCGAAGTTCATGGCGGCGAAGTGGTCTGGCCTGCCGGCATCACCGATCCCCAGAAACAAACGGCCATCGATCAGTTGTCCGTTGCCACAATTATTGTCCGATAGGAGAGGCCCATGCCCGCACTCGATATTTTTAATTCCAATGCTTTCTCGTTGGTGTCTCTGACGGACTCCATCAATAAAATTCCTTTTCTACCAGGCCGCATTGGTCAGCTGAGCCTGTTCCGTGAACAAGGCGTGGCGACGACTTCGGTCTTGGTGGAAGAACGGGAAGGCTCGCTTACCTTGGTGGAAACCACCGCGCGTGGCGCTCCTGCCGTGCAGAATGCACACAACAAGCGCAAGGCCCGGTCTTTGACCGTTCCCCATATTGCGTTGGAAGACACCATTCTGGCTGACGAAGTACAAAACCTTCGGGCATTCGGATCGGACAGCCAATTGGAAGGTGTCCAACAGGTGATGAATGATCGCCTGGAAGAAATGGCCCGCAAACTAGATGCGACCCTGGAGCATTTGCGCATTGGAGCCATCATGGGACAAATTCTGGACGCGGACGGATCTACCGTCCTCTATGATCTGTTTCAGGAGTTCGGTGTTTCTCAGCAGACGGAGATCGACTTCGATCTCAATAACGCCTCGCCCGTCTCCGGCGCGATCAAAAAGAAGTGCCATGACGTTAAGCGCAAGATCGAGGATGAACTGGGGGCGACGCCCTATAGCCACATCCATGCCATCTGCGGTTCCGCGTTCTTTGATGACCTGGTCACACACCCGGAAGTCTCTGCCGCCTATGACCGATATCTCGACGGTTTGTTCCTTCGCGAAGGTCAGGCACGCGGTTCGTTCGAATATGCGGGTATTGTGTTTGAAGAATACCGGGGCCGCGTGGGTTCGGTTGATTTTACCGATTCCAACAAAGCCCACTTCTTCCCGGTCGGCGTGCCGGGGCTGTTTCGCCAATACAATGCACCGGCGGATTTTGTAGAAACCGTCAACACGATCGGTTTGCCGCGCTACGCCAAACAGGCCCCGGACACACAGTTTGGCCGTTGGGTGGCACTTCACGCCCAATCCAATCCGCTGCCGATTTGCACCCGTCCGCGTGTGCTGATGAAAGCCAAGCGCACCTGACCTCAATGCGTGGTGGGGTTGTTTTTGCTCAGCGCCTTTAAGCGTTTATTTGCAAGCTCAAGGTCAAATTCTTCGGGATCAAAATCGCCGATCCAGTCCAGATAGTCTGGGTCGGCGGATTTCGGATTTTGCACAGCCTCTACCAAATCAGCGTAGGCATAAGGTCCACCACTATCTTCGGGTGGGCAGGCCCGTTTGCCATCAAGGCAAGATAAAGGCGCGATTGCATCACTAACTTTGACGACGTCGATCTCGTGCCGCCAGTCGTCACCGAAATCGTAAGCATATAAAAACGTATGACCTTCAACGAGAACGTGGGAGAGCCTCACATTGGCTTCCTCTGCAATAGGACGTCCTCCAGAGGCATCGTCAGGCACGCCATAGCGCTCGCCATCGATGACAAAGAGATGGAGGTGTTCATCTTCCCAACCCATCGCAGCCTGGATGACAAAGTGTAGTCCTGCCAGGGTGTAGTTGGCAGGGACTGTGACCTGTCGCCAGATTTCTGGCTCGATGTCAGCTAGGCGGATGTGGAGAGAAATAGAGGCTGGCATGATTAGTTCACTAAAAAATTGTCTTCGAGTTAAATGGGGACTATTCAAGCCTTTGTACATTATTTGAAGGAGAATTCGATGAATCTTAATGATCTAAAAGACGCCGTTGCCGAAAAGGCAGGGATTTCCAAGGCTGAAGCTGGCACTGCCGTTAGCGCCGTTCTCGATACCATTAGCGAAACTTTGACCAAAGGTGAGAAAATCGCTCTGGTTGGATTCGGTAATTTTGAAATTTCTGACCGAGCGGCTCGTGAAGGCCGTAATCCCTCAACCGGCGAGACCATTAAGATTGCCGCAAGCAAAGCCGTTAAATTCAAAGCTGGAAAAGCTCTGAAAGACAGCGTGAACGGCTAATTCACTTTTCATATTTATTGGGATCAGGCGGCCTCAAGGTGCCGCCTTTTCTATGTGTGTCATGACCAATGCTTTTGACATCGCGTTTGCACGGTTGTTTGCCGACACCAACTTAACCCAGTCGGCCGTTTACCTGGCCCAAAGCGGTGACCCCGTCTCTGTGCGGGTGATTGCTCGGCGTCCCGACGAAATCATCGGTTTTGGTGAAACCCGCATTCATTCAGAAACTACATTATTTGATGTGCGGACTTCCGACATTCTTGATCCTCGTCCGGGAGATCATCTAACAGTTAATGGTGTGGCCTATGTCATTCAGGGAGAGCCTGAACGGCGCGACCCGGATCGCTTGGTCTGGTCTCTGGACGTCAGGCCCCTATGAAGTTTGCGGCATCATTAGCTGGCTCCCTTAAAACGGCTATGGCACTCGAAGTGCGTCAGATTGAAAAGGCCGTTGTTGCCGGTGTTAAAGACGCGGGTGACGGGCTGAAGGGAAGTCTTCGAAGTCAAATCATCTCGGCAGGTCTGGGCGCTCGATTATCTCGAACCTGGAGAAACCAGGCCTATCCCAACAAAGGGCACGACGCGGCCAGCCTTATCTGGTCAAAGGCACCGGAGATCGTGAGGACCTTTGATCAAGGTGCGGTGATCAGGGGTAAGTCTGGTTTTTGGTTGGCAATCCCAACGGCGTCGGCACCCAAGAGAGGTGTGGGCGGGAAACGGATTACGCCAGCTAATTTTCCAGTGAGCCGATTTGGGCCACTGCGGTTTGTGTATCGACCTGGCCGCCCGTCACTTCTGGTGGTCGATAGCGTTCGTGTAAGCAGCAAAACGGGGCGCGTTGGTCGTCAGGCCAAAGGTGGCGCTTTTACAAAGACAGGACGGATCAAATCAGGGATCACAACGGTGGTGATGTTCATCATGGTGCCGCAGGTTCGGATACCTAAACGTTTGGACGTTCGCCGAGCGACTGAGGTTTGGTCGCGTCGCACGCCGGGTCTGATTAGCAAACGTTATCAACCGGCTAAACCTGGCTAAACATTCTAAGTTTGTACGAGTTTGAGTCGACGGATTTTTCGCAACAGAACCAATATCCAAACAGCCATCGCAAGGGTGATGACGGGCCAAATAACGATAAAGACCCAAATATTGATCTCCTCGTAAGTAATGCCAAAAAACGTCGCCCAATCATAGAGAAGGTGAACACACCAATTAAAGACGATGTCGACCCAGTCGATGCCGCTATTTGCCATGGTTACCGCGCTACTTTTCATAGTGTCTCAAAATGCCGATTTGTCGGATGCTCATAATTACAAGTGTGAACCGGCGTGGAATATTGACCCCTTAGCGGGGGTTTTCGGCGTCCAATATTGACCCCCTTCTTTTCTTCCCGATGCTGATGTTTTTTTCGCGTTGGGGTATCCGGAGGATGTTGATAGTGGAA